CCATGGCTTCTCTAAGTTCGGTAACTTTAGATTTTAGAGCAGCCTCGAAAATTGTCTTAGCTTTCTCTCTAAACTCTTCGGAGAGTTCCTGACCACCGAGAAGTGCATTAACATCGTCATCGATGTCAACTTCATCAGTGATTTCTGGAAGTTCATTGACTTCCTCCTCCTCAGCAACTACCTCTTCTGAAGTTTGGTCTTCTGCAACTACTTCTTCTTCAGTTTCTGCTTCTTCCATTTTTGGAGCTTTAGGGGTCTCTGATTTAGACATAACACCTTTTACTGATTTTAAATTTGCTGCATATGAACCTTCACCAGCAGGATCCTTTAATTTATTAGAATCGTCTGTTGGTGAATTATTTTCTGGAGTTGGGCCACCGAGGTCTTCATAACTCACGCCTGCCATGGTTTGCATAGGCTCAGCTGGTTTTGCACCCTTGGTTACGGCGTTCTCCATTTCTTGTAAATTTTTCCCACGGGACATTTGAACTCTCCGAATTACCTTTTTGTATAAGCTGTTTTTATTTATATAATTAAAGATTTGCTAAGAAATCTTCAAAGACGCTTAATTTTTTTTCGTCTAATTTATTTTGATCAACTAGAGTGTTGATTCTCTTGTAAGTCTTTGATGCAAGGCGCTCACGAATGATGCCTCCATCCCAAACCCACTCTTTTCCTTCCATGATTCCATCTACAAATGCATCTGGAGCAGAAGGATCTGCAACGATATCAGCAGCAGTAGCAAGAGTAAAATCTTCTCCTACCACACTGTATCCTTCGTTTGTTTTATTTAAAGACCCCACACCTCTTGATGAAACACCAAGTTTAACACCCTCACCTAATAAATTAGATGCGATTTTTCCCATTGGAGTACTAAGAATCTTTGCTTTTCCTATAAAATTATTTCCACTCTCTTTAAGGGAAACAATTTTATGAGAAACCCTGTCAAGGTTGACAGTCGGGCCATCGGGATGACCTAACTCCCCAAGAGCTCTACCTTTCTCAACAAAGTTTTCGTTGTATCTCCCAACTTCACGCATTAACGTTTGTTTTGGATACATTCTACCATTACGATTTTTCATTTCACTTTGAAGGAATACTCCTTCAATATACAGATTCTTCTTACCGTTGCGACTTTCAACAATAACTTCAACCTGTTCTATTTCTTCTCTAATGAGTTTCATTATTGTGCTCCTGATATTTGAACCTGTTGTGCAAATAATTGACCAGCTGTTGTGTGGTCAGTCACTGCTGAAACAGCCAGTTGTCTTCTTGCCGATGCAGCAGTTACAACTGCGTTATCAGAGTTAAGAACTTGACTATCATGATCGATTGTTAATTTAGCACCGAATTGTGCATATCCAATCGTTCTAGCTTCTTGTACTGAAACAATTTTTGCTGTTGTATTGAATCCAGTTACACCAGTTACACCAGATATCACAAGAACATCATTAACTTTAAACGGATTACCCATTCCCTCTGGGAGTGTGATAACTGTTGCAGCTCCTTTTGTAATTCCAGCGATTCCAATCGAACTGACTCTACCCAAATTTAAAGTTGCAGACGTATTTGCAGCAACATAATAATCGGATGTGGTTGCAGGCCCAGTTGTTCCTATTGCAACGTGTTGTCCAGCATTTTTTGCCACAACTCTAATTGTATCTGATTGGACTGTAAAAGTTTGTGATGCACTTGTTTGATTTGTTGCAAAACTAAATCCAGTACCTACAGGTTGATGTGCCATTTACTCTTCCTCTTCGGTTTCTTCAGCATTATCAAGTTCACCAACTGTTTCTGTTTCTACATCTTCTTCAGATTCAAGTTCATAACCCATCATTGCATTCGTAACCGCAGGTTTAAGAGCATCTATTCTTGCGGTAGCCTTCTGCATTAATTGAGTTTTTATTGAATCACTAATTTCAGATGGAGATTCATCCGCAATCATCAAGTTCATTAATTCATCCATGAGATAAAAATCCTATACCTATGTTTTATTTATATCTCGCCACCTTTGGGAGCTTCTGGGTCTTCAGTTTTACTTGTGTCAACCTCTGGTTCATTAATCGGTTTACCAAGATTATCCTTGTTACCCTGTGCATCCATAGCCATTTGTGCCATTTGCATCTCTTGTTCAGTTGGCGGAATAAGTCCAGCCTCTCTTTCAGCAGCGATTAATTTATCCTCTTCATTAATTTCACTATCAGTTTGACGTAAAATCTTACGACGAATATAATCTACTGAGTAATATTTTCCGATATAGGGGTCAGCAGTCGCAACTAAACCTAGTCTTTCTTGCATTAATTCTGCATCTTTGAGTTCAGAAAAGTGATTATCATATAAGAAATCATATTGAATATGATCACTCATTTGTTCCCACTCCTCTGGAGTTACTACATTCTTAAGAATAAGTTGAGTTTTGAGTATGTCATGAAAAAGATTACTAAATCTCTTTCTCATTCTTCCAACAAACTTACTAAATTTAAGTTCATCTCTTAAAACTTCTGATGAACGACCTAAACTGAAACTTGCGTTATCAGCCATGCGAGACTCAGGAACATTCAAAGAACGGAAAAGTTTCTTTTGAAAATACTCAACATCAGTAAGTTCTCCTAAGTTTTGTCCGCCAGGTAAAGTAGAAATTTCAGTTCCACGACCACCTTCACGACGAGGCAACCAGAAGTCCTCCATCATGGACATGTATTTCTTATCATCACGAACCTCACCAGTGTTTGCATCGTAAGTTAATTTATTACGATATCTTGCCATGACTTCACGAAGATATTGTTCTGCCTTTGCCTTTGGTAAATTACCAACATCAATATAAAATATTCTTCTTTCTGGAGCACGAGACATACGATATATGACTAGTGAATCTTCAATCATTCTTAATTGATTGAGTGACTTAATTGCTTTCTGTAGATAAGAAAGAACAGTTTGTTTATTACGATCTACTAAACCTGATGTGCAATATGCAACAGCATCCTTTGCAAACTTAACTGCATCCTTCTGTTGTCCTGTAACTGCAACAGAACCATATTGATTTTTCTGATATGAATGTGGTGTGTATATAAAATACTCTGATAATCCTTCAAAATCTGCACTCATAGGGTCATCATTAGCGCCTGGATTATTGCCTGGAGTATATTGAATTGCGTTTGCACCACCTTTTTTCTTCTGTTCTCTTACATATTTGATTTTAAGTGCATCAATATATCTAAGTTCTTTAATTCCCTCTTCTGGTTTTTGTAAATCTATAACTTTATGATAGTAAATTCTTCCATCCACATACCAGTTACGAAATATCTCATGTGCTTTTTTATCAAAGTCCAGCATTTCTTTAATATACTGAAACTCTCCACGAATAAGATCCTTAATATTAGGCCCTACGTTTAAATTTTCAAGATCAATTTGAATCGGTGAATCATTTTGATCTGCAACTATTGCCTCAATTATAATATCCTCTATCGCAGAGTCAACTTCGGGATGGAGTGCCATCTCACGATATCTACGAATTAGATCATATTCTGTTTTAAATACGCCCTCTACATCAAGATATTGACCATAAAATCCAGACGCCAAATAGTAGTCCGCACCGTCCTCATTACTTTTGGGGACAGGTGAGACTACTGATGGTGCTGATTTCTTATACGAATCATCAATCGAGAAACCAAATAGTTGTGCCATTGTATAATTATACCTTTACTGGTATTTATATTATAACTTAAACTTTGATATTTATCAACTAGAAACTGCCTGTTGGGCCAGCTACTTCATAGAATAGGTAGTTGAATGTAACTTGGAACTCCTCAATTTGATCTGTAGCACCAAAATCAAGTGGAATAGAACTTACTGTATTAGGATAAATTCCTTCAAACTTGTATGTTCTCAACACTTTTTCTGGGTCACTAGGACTAGTTCCTTCTCTACTCAACTGTGTTACTAAAGCGCTTCTTTGATAAACTTCTGGACTAATTGTGCCTTGAGCTGTCTGTAAATCATTAATTGAATTACTCCATTTCTCCATCGCATCTCTGATTATAAAATCAGTATCGTTAATAATGGTCACTGTCCAAGGATCAAAGGTGCGGTCTCCAGCAACAGGAAGAACACGACCTCTATATGGAACAGGAATATTACCCAAGTTTGATGCTGGAATCTCAGCTGCCTTAACTAGAAATGGAACTTTATCAGATATATCTGTTAAATTTATTCCCAGTTCCTCTGGGAAAGCAATCTCAACTTCAAATAAGTTAGATCTTGCACCACCACCAGCTAGTCTAGATCGAAACTCTGTTATGTTTCTTTGGTTAAATGTTGCCATTTTCTTTTTTAACTCCTTTTGTTATTTAGTGGGACTTTGATTAAACTCGACCAATGACTTCAGAGAAGCTAACTCCAGTCCTAGTTGCAACAAAGGTTAGACCGATGAAGTTGATTGAACGTGCTGGTTTGATAAAGATATCGCACTTAAACTCGTTTGCATCAATTACATCAGGTGTGTTATTTGTTTCATCACAGATTACAACGAAGTCTGTAATACCTCGTTTTGCTTGAACACCACGGAGGAACGGTTCCACAATATTACGGAAGTTCGCTCTTGTGATTTCATCGTTAAACTCAAAGAGTTGAGTTCTTGCAGCGATTTCGATTCTTGCCTCTAGATTCAAGAATAGACGACGAACGTTAATTCTATCGAACGCAGACGCAATCGCTAGTCCTGTCTTATCACCAAATAAGAGGAATCCACCGCCAGGTGAGAATATTACTGGGTTGATTCTCTTCACATATAAAGAATCTCTTTCTACCTTATTAGGATTATATGCAAGTTTAACAGTATTTAAAATATTTCCTCTCTGAGGCCCAGCGGGTGAGAACCAAGGGAACTGTTCTTCAGATGTTCTTGCCATCAATCCAGCAATGTCACCGTTCAGTGGCATAAATCTGAATGCGTTGTTAAATCTATCAAACTGATACTTATAACCAGAGTCAAAGACTGCAAAGGATGATGATGTAATTGGATCATAGAACTGTATGACGTTCTTAGTTTGTTGTTTTGCATTTGTTACGTTAACAACTGTCTCTCTGTTTGGAGAGATAACTGCTAAACAATCCTTTCTCTGTTCTGCAATCGCAATTAATTTATTTGCTTTTGCTTGTGATTCTGTCTGACTACCTGTGATGCCAGGGCCATTGAGTAAGAAGTTAACTGCATATTCTGCCTCATTCTCAAAGATTTCATAACCACCGATTATGTTTCCAAGAGATGTTGAGTAACCACCCTCTGTGCTTACACCAGAGTAATCCTTACCACCTTGTAACTCATAAAGTTTATTACCTACAAAGTTGAAATGTACATCCTGTGCATCTTGACTCCAAGTATTATCTGTAGTAGATGATGCTGTAAATGCAGTTTGAATACCAGATGCGATTGATCCGTTTCCAGTTGCGATTCCAATAAAGATATTATTAGATCTTTCTGAGACGTGATCTTTATAATAAATTGCATCACCAAAAGCGTTCTTTGCGTCATCTGCCTTTGATAAGAATGTAAACTTCTCAAGAATTGCACCTGTTGCTCCAGATATTTTTCCACTATCATCAACAACTACAATATGAAGTTCATCATTTGAACCTTGTCTTGCAGCAGCAAATCCACTTGTGCCTGGTTTTTCAGCAATCTCTTTCCACTGTAATGCACCATTCTTTAACTGAATGTACTGATTATCATACCAGTCATCTACTTGGAAGACTGTTGCACAAGTTGAAATACCAGCGTCAGGGTTTGCAATAGTTGAAGAACTACTTGAAAATAGAACGCCAGGGCCAGGTAATGTATTACTTGTCTTTGTTCCAGTTGTAAATGCGAAGATTCCGTCCTCTGTGTATGTTACTGGGAAAATTGTTCCAGCAGCAGAAACACGATTTGAAATCTTAACATCAACTGTACTTGCACCAACACCAGTAACAACACCCATAATGTATCCATCTGCGGTTGATGTTGTGCCTGGGCCAACAATTGTTCCACTGATAGGTTGTGTAACCGCCATACCAACAGTGACATTTGTTACTACATGAGGAGTAACATGAAGTTGTTGATCTGCAGCACCGTCAATGTATGCAACCTTCATTCCGTTTGCATAACTGCCTGGGTTTCTTGCAGCTAATCTGTATGTAACAGCGTCTTCATAATTATTTTGATAATCTTCAAAAGATTTAATTTTAAGACTTGAAGTTGATCCAATACCTGTTGGATGTGTTACGGGCATTCCACCCACGTTTGCGTTATTTAAATTCGCACCGTCCGCTCTAACGATTCTTAATATACCACCATACTGTAAATAGTTTGAAGCGGTGTACCAATATTCGTATTGTCTATCGTTTGTTTTTGGTTTTCCAAAAAGATCGATCATATCTTGCTCATTCTCGACAAGCAAAGGTTGTAATACAGGGCCTCTTTCAAAAGGGCCTACTATTGCACCTGTCTGATCACTTATGGAGTCAATTCTACCAACCGTAAGGTCAACTTCCCTAACCTTAACGCCTGGAGATACTAAACCTATGCCAGCCATGTTTTTCTCCGAAGTTCCACGTTGTTTTACTAAATTTATTTATGAAATGCTACCTCTCTAAATGGGGAAACATGACGTGAACACTACCAATCAGGATAAATGTCTATCTTTTCTCTTTTTCTTCTTCCTTGAGAAACTCTTTTAATTGAACATCTTTTACACTCATAAGCATATGCTGATGGTACATTTCCCCTATCTTTTCTAGTTTTGTAAAAATCATTTAGTAATTCTTTTGTTTCTCCACATATCTTACATTTTCTTTGTTCAAAGAGTAAATGTTCTAGTCCAAACTGGTCTTCAATATTCATCTATAATCCCACATATAAGATCTGTCTCCATATTCATCAGCATGCCATCTGTCTCCCTCAGAGTCAACAAAACTTTGGTCTTCTGTTCCATCAACAATAAATCCAAATGGTGACATATCTTGTTCTATCTGGTCTCTTTGATCTTCATATATTCTTTTTCTAACATCTTGGTCTGTAAGTTCTTTAAAATACTCCTGTTGAACTAACCATGCATAAATCACAAGACACATTGCAAGGTCATCATTACATCCCTCTTCAGCTTCAAATGAATTATGTTTCTGTATGAATGTGGTAAGTTCAGATATAATATCATAGTCATTGAATATTATCTTCTCATCTTCAATCAAAGTTTTTAAGTTAGAACATCCGACTTTCTTTACAGTCTTAGACATCTTCACACCAAGTTGTGTTTTTTTACCTGAGAATCCTTGTCCTACAATTTGACCAGCACGACCTCTCATTGAACACAATAGAAGATTATCATACTCTAAGTCATATTGAATGATACTTGCAACTTGGTCTCCAATATCATTTACTTCACATAAAATAAAAGCATTGTTGTATGCCTTCGCAATATCTACGATGATACTGGGAAACAACATCGGTTTGATTTCATTGTTTTTATACTTACCAATTACCTTGTGTGGAAATGATGTGATATCAGTAATTATAAATGCAGAGTAATCAATGCCTACACCACGAGCCACGTCAACTGTAAGCACATAATCATGATTCTTAATTGGTTCAAAATAGATATCTAATCCACGATGACTCTTAATTGGTTCATCATAGACTAATGACTTTAATTTTGAAGAACTAATTAAAGTGTCAACAGATCCTAGAAACTCACATTCAAATTCAACACGAAACTGTTGCTCTGATGTGTTTGCAATTGTTTGTTCTTTCCATACTGAATCTCTGCCTGGCACTTCAGACCAGTGAACTTCCGTTGGTACATATTCGTTCTTATCTCTTTCAGCATCATGCCACATACGGTAGAAATGATTCATACCATGTGGTGTAGATACAACTATGACTTTTGTTCTTTGTCCAGAAGATATAGTAGGATAAACAGAGGCAAAGAATTGATCAGCAATGTGATTCGGGATAAAAGCGAACTCGTCAAGAAAGATGACATTATAGGAGCCGCCTCGGACA